ACCACCGCCGTGGTGCAGCTCGCGTGGGCCAAGCGCGGCACGCGCGACGACAGCACCGGCACGGAGCTGAGCTGGTCCGACCAGCTGGACGCGTGGCGCTCCACCGACGAGCCCAACACCTTCGAGCTGACCTACGACGACGGCCCCGTGTCGCACGGCGGCAAGTCCTACGCCTCCAGCGCCACCATCTCCATCAAGGGGCTGGACGAGGGCGCGACCACCTACGTCAAGGCGCGCCGCTACAAGGAGACGGACAGCGGCACCGTGTTCGGCCCCTACGGCAACACCGCCACGGTCATTCCGTCCGTGGCCCCCGCGTCCGTCGTGCTCGAGGCCCCCGCGTTCGTCCCCGAGGGGCAGGGCATCGCCTGCCGCTGGACGTTCTCCGGCGGCTCCACGCAGACGGCGTGGAAGCTCAAGACCTCCGCGGGCAAGGTCGTGGCGAGCGGCACCGACGCAATCGGCGCGGCCACCATCGCCGCGTCCCGCGCGGAGTCCGTGGCCGTCGACGGCACACTGACGCTAATCGTGTCCGTCTCGACGGGCGGCGCGTGGGTGTCGAGCGAGCCGGTCACCGTCCACATCGTGGGCAGGCCGGACGTAACGGTCACCCCGTCCGCGACCTACACGGCGCAGCCCATCGGACTGCCCGTGGTGTGCGAGACGCCCGACGCGTCGCTCGCCATCATCGTGACCTCGCGCGGCACCGACGGCGACGGCCCCGCTGGCATGGTCATGCAGGCGGAGGGGGACGTGGTGTGGTCAGGCGTGGTCTACCCCACGTGGTCGAGCGGCGCCGCGACGGTGACGCTGCCCTCTGGGCTCGCGCTCATAGACGGCACCGAGTACGACGTGAGCATGACCGCCACCGACCCCGCCACGGGGCTGGCGAGCGACGAGGCCACGGGCACGTTCGCAGTGGCATGGAGCCATCAGGCGCCCGATCCGGACGGGTTTGTGATGCTCACGCCCATCGACACGGTGGACGCGGCGGGCAACCACGTGCAGGCGGTGACGCTCACGATGGAGCCGCCGACGGGCAGCGTGGCCACCGACGTGTACGACATCTACCGCCTCACGGGCGATGGCGCGCAACTCATCGGCGAGTCGTGGCCGCTGGAGTCAACCGCCACCGACCAGTACGCGCCGTTCGGCGCGGGCATGGAGCACGCCTACCGCGTGGCCTGCCGCACCGCGGACGGCGACGTGTCGTGGGCCGACTTCGCGTACACCATGGGCGGCTCGTCCCTGCGCATCGACTGGCAGGGCGGCACCGTCGAGCTGCCGTACAACATCGCCATCAGCGACGGCTACAGCAAGGACGTGGACGTGCACCGCTATCTGGACGGCTCCACGGACGCGTTCTACAACCAAGGCATACGGCGCACCGCCCAGCTCGCCACGAGCGTACTGCGACTGGACGACGCCGACACCATCGCCGCCGTCAAGGAGCTGGCGCACTTCGTCGGCCCCGCGTTCGTGCGCACGCCGGACGGGAGCGCCTACGAGGCAGACGTGCAGGTGAGCGACCTCACGCCCACCTACGAGCTGTCCGCGGTGACCATCAACGCCACCGAGGTCGCGCTCACGCCCGCCTACGCGCTGCCGCCGCTTGAGGCGGAGGAGGAGACGGAGGGCTGATGGACTGGTCACGCAGCTATGCGGCCCACTGGCGCGTCTGCGCCGTGAACCGCGACACGTGGGCGGACGGCGAGGCGCTCGCGGGCGTCGATGCCGTCAGCGTCACGCGCGACGTGACGGGAGACACGCCCCTCATCGACTCCGGCGAGGTCACCACGACCAACGTGGAGGTGCCCCGCGGGTACTACCGCGTGGTCATGGTGGCCGAGCAGGACGGCGACATAGAGCGCGTGGAGCTGGCCACCTTCGAGCTGGTGCGCACGGGCGGCAGCGTCGACCACGGCGCGCCGACCGAGAAGGTCACCGCGCGCGGTGTGCTCTTCCCCGCGTCCGTCTACAGCCTGTCGCCGGGACAGTACGCGCCCGCTGGCACCGACGGCGCGCAGTACGCGGCAAGCCTGCTGCGGCTCAACTGCGTGGCGCCCGTGGTCGTGGAGGGCGAGGGCTTCGCCCTGCGCGGCAACGTCGTGCCTGAGCAGGGCGCGTCTGCGCTCGACCTCGCATGGAAGGTCGTGCGGGCGGGCGGCTACATCATTCGCACGGACGGCCACGGAACCATCCACGTGATGCCCGAGCCGTCCACGCCCGCGCTCACGCTCGACAGCGCGGGGGCCGCGCTTCTCGAGAGCAAGGTGGACTACGCCGACGGCTACGACGGTGTGCCGAACCGCTACCGCGTCTGGGAGGGCGCGGCCTACGCGGAGGCGTCCAACACGGACCCGAACAGCCCCACGGGACGCCCCGTGGTTGGGTACTGGATTGACGAGGGCGACGCTAACCCCGTGCGCGTGGACGGCGAGACGCTCGACGCCTACGCCGAGCGGATGCTCCAGGAGCGCTCGGTCGTGCGCCGCGAGCGGACGTACCGCCGCAAGTGGTGGCCCGACGTGCATCCCGGCGACCTCGTGCACGGCTCGCTCGCGTCTGTGCGGCTGGACGGCGACCTGCGCATAGAGCGCCAGTCAATCGCGTGCGGCAACGGCATCACCGTGACCGAGAGAGCCGCGATGGAGGTGAGCACATGGACCTAGACCCGTCCATCCTCTGGGACTTCGCGGGCGAGGTGGTCGGCAGCGTCCGGCCATCGGCCCGCAGGGTACCCGCCACCGTGACCCGCGTGGACGCGGACGGCACCGTTTGGGTGACCACGGGCGACGGCACCGAGGCGCCAGCCGCCACGTGCGGCGCGGGCGTGTCCGTCGGCGACGTGGTGAGCGTCGAGTGGTCGGGTGCGCAGATGGGCGTCACGGGCAACGTGAGCGACCCGTCCGCGGGCTCGCGCGCCGTGGGCGCGGTGCAGCGTGCCGTGCGTGCCGCGCGTAGCGTGGCTGACGGCGCGCAGGCAATCGCCAACGCAATCGGCCAGCACTTCTGGGCCGACGACAACGGCGCGCACGTGAGCACCGAGGCTGACAACGCCATCGGCGCGCGCAACATCCTCATGAACTCGCTGGGCATCCTGCTGCGGCAGGAGGGGACGTGGCTGGCTTCGTTCTCCGACTCAGCCGTGGCGTTCTTCGACGGTCTGGGCAACACGGCGGCGAACGTCGTGGCAACCTTCGGGCTGGACGGCGCGCGGATCGGGCGCGAGAGCGAGAGCCACATGCTGCTCGACTACCACAGCATGCAGATGGTGGACAAAGAGGGCAGCACTTACTTCCACGTGAGCGACCTACGTGGCAGCGACGGATATGTGACCATTGACGAGTCGTTTACAGTCAAGTCCGCGAGGGTGTTCACCCTTGACCTCACTGCGTCTGAGATTCTGTCGGTCAAGGTCAACGGCACCACAGTTGAGTACACGTCACAGACGGTACGAAACGTTACGTATGTGACGCTCGCAACTCAGCCAGCGTCTGGGGCTACGCTTTTGATTGAGTACAAGACCGCAGACCGTCGTGCGAAGGCGTACACGATTGGGTTGCGAGCCACTGGAGGCAAAATCGGTGCGCTTAGTGTAGCGACGGGAATAGACTCGACGGCCAGCGGAATATACTCGCATTCAGAGGGTCGTGGCACGACTGCAAGCAACGACGCATGCCACGCCGAAGGCATGGAGACCGTAGCGTCTGGCCTGTACTCCCATGCGGAGGGATACGCAAGTCAAGCCACGGGTGACGTATTGCTCATCGGTTCTGCGCTTTATACGGCACCTTCTCATGCCGAAGGATACAGCGCCACGGCCAGCAATGGCGGCGCACATGCCGAGGGCGGGAGCACGACGGCAAGCGGCGGAGCGTCGCATGCGGAGGGCTTTGACACCACCGCCAGCGGCGATTTCTCGCATGCGGAAGGGGCTTACACGACAGCCAGCGGCAAACAGTCTCATGCGCAAAACGACCACACCGTAGCCGCATACGATAGTCAGACCGCCATCGGAAAGTACAACGACAACCAAAGCGCCAACGCGTTCGAGATTGGCAACGGCACGAGCAACAGTGCCCGCTCAAACGCGTTTGCCGTCGACTGGTCGGGCAACGTGACGGCGGCTGGTGGCGTGACAGCAGCAGGTGATGTGTCCGCTTCTGGGGACATGAATGCCGATGGCGATTTGACTGCATCCGGCAACCTCACCGCAGGCAACTTCCGCGACGCGGCCATGACGCGCGACCTCGGCAGCTCAGGCACCGTCCGCGCGTGCCGTATCGGCAGCATGGTCGTTATGAGCGGCGTGCTGGGCGGCTGCACCGTGTCTGACACGTACACGTGGACGCACCTCGCGCACCTCGACCCAGCAGACCTCGGCGTCACGTCGGTGACCTCGATGGGAGCGACCGTGGAGGTGAGCGGCGGCGGGCCTAGCTACGCGGGCACCACCAATGCTGGCGGTACCGCGCGCATAGTCGATGGCGTGTTATACGCCGAAATGCAAACCAGTGCGGCGTTCAGCGCCAAGTACGTCAAGTTCGTAATCACGGCCTACGTGGAGTAAGGAGGCGGCGACATGATCTCTTGGACCACGCCCACGCTGCCCGTCCACGTGCGCAACGCCGACCTCGTGTCGAGCGGATGCCACGTGGCGGTGACCATAGCGCAGGACTGCCACAGCGTCACCGTGGAGGACCCGCCGATGGAGTACGACTCCGAGACGGGTACCACCACGCTCTACGTCGGTCTGGCGCAGGCGCAGAGCGGGGGGCTGTGCGCAGGCCCCGCCAAGGTGCAGGTCAACGCCAGAGACTGGATGGGCTTCCGTCCAGCGTCAGACCAAGCCACAACCTACATCGGCAGCAACCTACTGAGAGAGGTGATCTAGCATGCCCAACGACGTGACCGTGGACCTCGGCAACGCCTACATCGGCAGCGCCTACAGCCCGCAGGTGGCCATCACCGAGACCGAGACGGGCCACGAAATCGACTTCACGTTCGCCGACAGCGAGCATCCCGGCCAGACCAAGACCGAGGGCTTCGAGGTGCCCAACTACGCCAGCGAAGAGGCGGCACGCGAGGCGGCGGAGGCGGCACGGGCCGCAGCCGAGAGCGCACGGGCCGCAGCGGAGCAGGCACGCACCGCAGCGGAGTCCGCCCGCGCATCCGCTGAGACAGGCCGCGCCACGGCAGAGAGCGACCGCGAGGATGCCGAGACGGCACGCGCGGCAGCAGAGCAGGCGAGGGCTGCGGCAGAGACGGCCCGCGCATCCGCCGAGGGCTCGCGTGCCAGCGCGGAGCAGGCCCGCACGAGCGCCGAGAGCGCCCGCGCGTCTGCGGAGGCGGGGCGTGCGCAGGCTGAGAGCGCCCGCGTCAGCGCGGAGCAGGCGAGGGCCACGGCAGAGAGCGCCCGCGCATCGGCTGAGGCGGCACGCGAGAGCGCCGAGGCCACGCGGCAGACCAATACGGCTGCGGCCATCACACGGGCCGACGCGGCCACCAGTGCGGCGAACACCGCGACCACCAACGCGCAGACGGCCACCACGGCGGCGCAGGCAGCGACGGGCGAGGCCGAGACGGCAACCGACGCGGCCAATGCGGCTGCGGCGCTTGCGACCGCAGCGGCTGAGACCATCACGGACGCCTACTTCCCGAACCTAACCGCAGGCGCAGCCGAGGGCATCACGGGCGGAGGCCCCACCGACACGGCGGCGTGGACGTACCGCGCATGCCCCGGCACGGACGGGCCTGCGACCATCGAGAGCATCCACGGGCGGACCGTGGTGTGGAACCAGCTCGTAGGCAGCGACACGGCGAGCGTCACCGTGCCTAGCGGCCACAAGTACGTGTCCTACATCGAGACTACCGTGGACGATGCCACCACAACGGTCAAGACGCTCGCAACGTCTGACGGCACGGCCATCGCAACAACGGGCGGCACCGACTGCGTGTTCGACCTTACCCAGATGTTCGGAGCAGGAAACGAGCCGAGCACCGTGGCAGAGTTCGAGGCGCTCTACCCTGCGAGCTACTACCCCTACGACGCGGGTAGCCTGCTGCCAGTCAACATGGCGGGAATCGAAACCACGGGCCTCAACCAGTTCGACCCCGCGAACGTCCGCACGAATATCTTCATCAACGGCGCGACTGGCAAGATTGCAGGTGGAACCGACACCCAGACGGCAGTCGTAGAGGTGTTCCCGAACACCGACTACTGCCTGACGTACACAGGCGGCAACCGATGCATCATCGCTGGCGTGGACTCCATGGCCCCTGCTGTCGGAGACGATGCAAGAGTCATTTTCAACACCGGCTCGCGCGTCTCACCCAAGGTATTCAACACGGGCAACAACCGCTACGTCGTGTGCTTCATCGCCACGAGCGCGGCACCAGCGACCGACATCTGCGTCAACATCAGCGACCCGACCCGCAACGGCGAGTACGAGCCGTACTGGCAGTTCGAGCGCACCATCCCCGCAACCGACCTGCGCAGCGCAGGCACGGTGTACGACGAGCTGACGAGTGACGAGGCTATCGTGCGCGTGGGGGCCGTGGACTTGGGGACGCTGACGTGGGCCTTAGCGGTTGATCCTGACATCTTTGTAGCTGCTGTGAGCGGCATGGCAATTAACGGGACGGCGCTGGGCCGACTTGATGGGCTTACGTGCGCTAAGTACCAAGTTGACACTACTACCGCCATCTCTGCGAACATGACCGACAAGACCATGAAGCGAAACAACGGAAATGTATACATCCGCGACTCCACATACACGGACGCAACCGCACTCAAGCAGGCCATGTCTGGCGTCATGCTCCACTACGAGCTGGCAACACCCACAGTCACGCCCATCGACCCGCCGCTGAACCTCACCTACCGCGCGGAGAACGGCGGCACCGAGCGCATCGTCCACACCGACCCGACCGCAGCCCCGACGCTGGTGGTCACCTACGGCAGCACCGCAGACGGCATCCGCGACCGTGCGTTGGGGTGCATCGCGCGCATCGAGAACGGACGCGCATCCGCCAACTACGGCGTGGGCAGCTACCTCATCCACGGCGGCACGCTCTGCCGCGTCACCACGGCCATCGCGGCGGGCGAGGCCATCGTACCCGGCATCAACGTCACGGCCACGACGGTCATGGCGGAAGTACTCTCACTCGTTCAGTAAGGAGCTAAGCAAATGGCAAAGTACGTGGTTATCGAGATGCAGAACGGCATTATAGGTTCGAACGCTTGGACCTACGACACCCGCGAGGACGCGGAGGTCAAGCTGTATCAAGTGCTCTCCGAGGTGGTCAAGAGTCCCGTGGCCACCCACACGGCGATGCTTGTCACCGACGATGGCTTTGTGCTCGACGTCAAGTGCTACAAGCACGAGGCGCAGCCTGAGCCTGAGCCTGAGGGCGAGGAGTAGCATGCACCCATTCGAGGTGTTCATCCGCCCCATCGCAGACCCCAAGGCGCAGGTGGCCGTCATGGCCCTCTGCGCCCTCGCGCTGCTGGACGTGGTATTCGGCGTGCTCAACGCGATGTTCGTCCAGCATGACTTCAGCTCGCATGAGTTCCGCGAGGGGCTCATCCGCAAGCTGAGCAACCTCGGCATGGTAACAGTGGCCGACATCGTGGACGGCATGCTGCTGGGCGGGCTGGAGCTTGGCTTCCAGCCCGTGCTGCTGGCCGTCACCGTGTCGCTCGCGCTGATGGAGCTGATGAGCCTGCTGGAAATCTTCGCGGAGATGCACCCTGAGATTAGCGAGTCGGCGTGGTACCAGATGCTCGCGCACAGCAAGGACTCGCTGCACAAGGAGGGCTGATGGCTACGATCCGTGAGAGGCTGGTCGAAACCGCGCGCGCGCAGCTGGGCGTCCCGTACTACTCCATGAACTACAGCGCCAAGGATGGCTACGCGGGGAGCATGGGCACCCACTACGTCGGCAGGGGATGGGGCTGCGCGCAGTTCATGGCGTACTGCTACAACGTCACGCTGGGCACCGCCTACGTCGGCTCGTGCTGGAACTACGCGGGCGACGCGCTGGGGCAGTCGGTCAACCAAGGCGGCGGCGAGTTCCGCTTCATAGGGGCCGACGAGGCACTCCCCGGCGACTGCGTGCTCTACTGCGCAAGCGGCCACACGGGGACGGACTACGACGACTACGGCCACATCGCCATGTATCTGGGCAATGGCCGCGTAATCGGCGCGATGGGCCGTGGCACTCCCGGCTCGGGCGGCTACCTCAACATCGGCATCAAGGAGACGAACACGGCAGGCCAGTCCATCGGCGGCATCATGCGGTTTATCCGATGCACGAGATTGGATAAGGAAGAGCAGGGGGTGTACTGGATGACTGATACTATCACCTTCAAGGCGGGCACCAACGTCCGCACCACGCCTAGCATGAATGGCAAGATTGTGGCGAAGTACGCGAAGGGCGACACCTGCAATATCGATGGCGTGGTGCTCGCCGAGGGGCGCATCTGGGGCCGCTACATCGGCGCATCGAGCGGCCAGCCCCGCTACGTGTACATGGGCACGACCAGCCGCGTGACGGTCAAGTAGCATGGGACGGTACGACCTGCCGGAGGAGAAGGTCAGAAGCAAGGTCTACCTCATCCTCCCGACCGTGGCGCTCGTGTCCGTGCTGCTCGGGCTGTTCTTTGGCACCGTGGCCGCGCTGGCGTGGGCAATCAACGACATCTGTTCGCTTGTTTCGTAAGGTGAAGCCGTCACCCCATCGCGGGGTGGCGGCTATTTTTTTATGCCGAACTTGCGTCCCAGCCGCGTCCTAATTTCGCTCAAACCGCCGCTTTTGACGCACTACTGCACACTAAAGACGCAGGTAGACATATCACTTACACAACACGGCACTACACTGTTATCATGGTACCTAATACGACATAACGTAAAACCGCAGGTCAAACGTGGTATCTATTCTAGTCCCGTCCCATTTCGGGCTAACTCGCTGCGTTCTACCCACTTCCAGCTTGCATCGTAGGGCCGCTCGCGGTACGCGTCGGCCACCGCCTCTGCGAACATCTCCGCGCTCGGACGGTCGTAGAACTGCTCCGTGACGCCCTTCCCCGTATGCCCGAGTAGTGGTTCCACGATCCACGGAGGCAGGCGCTGCGCCCACCTCATGTTTGTCTCATAGCTATTGCGCAGATTGCGGAACGGGTGCACCTGACCCGAGCCCTTCCATGCGAGCATGAGGCGGCGCTGTGTGGACGGGTTGCCGAGGCCGTCCCCGCCCAGCCACGTTGCGCATGACTCTGCCAGAGATGCCACGCGCAGGCCGACGCGACCTGGTATCGCTATCGTCCGATGGCTTTGCGGGTTCTTCAGCGTGTCCTTCACGGTGGTGCCTACTGACGGCACCTGACGGTCTATGCGTATCATGCAGACGGGCACGCCGCTCACGTCGCGCACGGAAACGTCATCGTCGCGCACGCCAAGCGACTCTCCGACGCGACATCCGCCAAACGCAGACAGCAGGAAAGGCGCCTCCCACCACTGGCCGTATGCGTGGTCGTGCCATATCTCGCCTAGCTCGTCCAAGGTCCACACGCCCTTGTCGTGGCGCTCGACGGTGGACTTGGACGGCATGAGGTACTTCTCGCGGAACGGGTTGTTGTCGATGACGCCGTATCGCACGGCGTAGTCAACGGTCGGTCGCAGGACGTTCATCGACTGCAGCGCGCCGTTGTAGCTCATACCGTCGAGCCACTGCTGGACTGCGAGCGGCTTCACGCCGTCGCAAGGCACGTCGGCCCATCGCGGCGAGGCGTGGCGGTTCCATCCGCTCTTGTACTGGCGCAGCGTGTAGGCACTCATGTCCCCGTCGCGTTCGCGCCT